ACCTCTAGGGGTAAGATGGCTAGGGCAGAACCTATTGCAGCCATGTATGAACGTGGTAAGGTTAAACACGCTCCCGGCCTTGGTGAACTTGAACAACAAATGGTTACATGGGAGCCTCTTGGAGCAATGGGTTCCCCTGACAGACTAGACGCAATGGTTTGGGCACTAACTGATCTTATGCTCAAAGGTCGTATAAACCCTGAAATACAGATTCTCTACAGTAAAACATAACAGGATAACTTATGGAACTCAGTGAACCTAAAGCAAAACAAGAAATCGGTTTAGCTGGGACCAATACACGCCACGGGAATATCCGAGACGATGAGTTTCTTGTTGAGTTGCGTGGCCGCAGGGCTATCCGTGCTTTCAGGGAAATGCGTGACAACGACGCCACGGTTGGTGCAGTCATGTACGCCATTGAACAAACCCTTCGTGACGTAAAGATTCAGGCACAACCAGCAAATGACACAGAAGAAGCAAAACGCGAAGCAGAGTTCTTGGATCAAGTTCTGTCCGACATGGACCACACACTTGACGATCATATCTCTGAGGCTATTTCCTCACTGACATACGGATTTTCTGTCTTCGAGGTTGTGTATAAGCGTAGGGTAGGCCCCTACGAGAAGAACCCAAAAAAGCGCAGTAGATTTACCGATGGACGCCTTGGTATCCGTAAACTTGCTACTCGTGCCCCTTGGACCATTGACAGGTTTGTTCCTGACGAGGGTATGACGGGGAACTTCATCGGCGTCAAGCAGGACCTTTCTTTGTCGGGGTCTTCCGGCTTCATGCCGATGGACAAAGTTCTCCACTACAAGACAACTACCATCAATGGCGACCCCTCTGGCCGTAGCATCCTTCGTAATGCTTATACAGCCTACAAATACCTCAAGAGCGCACAGTCTATCGAGATTATCGGTATCGAGCGTGAACTTTGTGGTTTGCCCGTAGTTAAAATCCCTAGTGATTATCTACGATCCGATGCTACGGATGACCAGAAGGCCCTTAAAGACCTTGCTATGAACATTGCTGCTGACATTAAGCGTAATGAGCAATCTGGCATGGTTATCCCCTCTGACACCTACATGGATGCAGATGGCAAGCCCTCTAATATTCCTTTGGTAGAGGTTGGGCTTCTGTCGTCTTCCGGCACTCGTGCTATTGATATCAGTGCAGTGATTAGCAGGTACCAACACGATATTGCACGGTCTATCATGGCTGAGTTTCTTATGTTGGGGTCCAGTTCCACAGGCTCCTATGCACTCTCCAAGAGTAAGACAGATATCTTTCTTCGTGCCCTTGAGAGTTACATCCAGTCTATTGTAGATGTTCTCAACAAGCAACTCGTAGAGCGTCTTTGGGAAATCAATGGCCTTGATTTTGACTTGATGCCTACCCTTAAGGCTGGTGATGTTGCTCCTCACGATCTTAAAGAACTTGGTTCGTTCCTTCGTAACCTCAACGGTGCAGATATCAACCTCACAGAACAACTTGATACTATTGAAGCGTTGATGATTAACGCAGAACTTCCTTTTGATCGGGATGGGTACAAGTCTACTATTGAAGATAAGAAGCGTATTGCTGAGGAAGATCGGCAGATTGCTAACCAAGTAAACCAACAGGAGACTGCCCCTAATGGCAACCTACAGTAATCTTAAATTCATTACGGGGGTTGCTGGGGAGGACCTTAGCGATAAGCAATCCCGGCTTGTCAAGTTTGATGGAACCTCTTTTACTGTGTGCGAAGAAGGTGACCCCGCATTTGGGGTTGTCTTTGGTGGTGCTGCTAATGGGGGTTTTGCTACAGTTATCTACAAAGGAACTTTTGTTGTAGAGGCAGGGGGTACGTTTTCGGCAGGCGACAGTCTACAATCTGACTCCCAAGGTCGTGTAGTAACTCAGACAGGGACTAATCCTATTGTTGGTGTTGCCCTTTCTGATGGTGTTTTGGGGCAAAAAGTCCAAGTACAATTTGTAGGTCTCTCTGGTAATGGGGAATCTTCCTCCCCTGTTGCAACGGCAACCCGCGTCGTTTCAATATGGGGTCAGTCTGAAATCTTTCTGCTGACAGCCGATTTCTACAACGGGACTCCAGACACTTTTGTGAACTCTGGGTCCGGTTCGGTTACAATATATTGGCATAATCGCGGTCCATCAGGCTCGGCTGGGGTTGAGGAAGTGCTAGTAAGTAGCAGCACGTCGAACAGCCGCTTCGTGGCGATGGCAAATAGCTTGTTGGCGGTTGAGCCAAACACGGACTGGCATATTGCCTTACATGCAGTTTCCGGCACCGGGTTTGAGGAATTGCTGATCGACAGCCAGACCACGCGTGATTTTGCAGACGAGGTGGCGCTACACGACTACGTTGTGACGGCAGCGGGCAAAGAGCCGGATATTGCGGGCTTCAGTTGGTATGCCGAGCCACGCGGATACGGCGGCGACTACGGCGAAGTCCTGCACCAGATGGCATTTGGAAAGACGGTTGCCGGATCGAGCATCGGATCAACCCCGGCCAGCATCGCGGGGGAGTTCACCGCAGACCATTTGCTCACCGAGATTTACGACTGGACCGCAACAAAGCTAGTCGTGTTGGAGCCGCATCGCTTCGAACCGACCAACTCTGGGAACATCGCTAACTGCCGAACCGGTGTGCGCAGCATGTATGACAGCAGTTCCGAAACCGCGCTAGTGCAGCCAAATCATCCGGTCCTGCACTACGGAAACGGGCGCACCGACGGCGCTGGCGGCTGGACTGATATTACTCATCCGTCGCCCGGTGACGGGTCCGAGCGTTTCGGCGTGGGCCTCGTCCAGTCTATCATCCGCGCCCTCGGTGTAACAAGCTGGACCCCGCCGGTAATCGACAATGTATACTGGCACCCGGACGGCACTTATGTCGAAATCTGGTCCAGCGCCGGGCCAATCGTATCTAACACCACGCCCGTAGTGGGCATGTTCATTGATGGCTCACCTGTTGATGCAACTATTGTTTCGGGCCGCTTGCGCGCGACGGCACCGGGCGGTTCGCCTTACACAAGTAGTACGACTCTGACATTCTCGCCCGACAGTACCGGACTCACACTGGTGTCCGAGATTGAGGATGGGTGGGACCAATACCCGCTGGTAGATTTGAGCGTGCCGGGGATGCCTGATGGGGTACCGATTGCATCCGCCCCTACTGCGGATTTGTCTAGCACTATCGCAGGGGCTAGTTTCTTCGCGGCGGGCACGACAATCGGAGACCCGGACAACTATCCAGCGGCGACAAGCGGCATCACATATCGGATCAAGATGCGACCCGACACCGGCGAGACTCGACACTTGCTACTGTCTGGCACCAGTGTCCCGGCGCTGGATTATCTCACGGCAGACGGAGGCAGTTTTGAACTGCGCATTCTCGACAGCGGCGGGTCAGTCATCGGCACCATTGACACCGGCAGCGGTGTTGCACCGGTGGACGCGTTTTTTACCGTTACCGTGCGCGTCGATCTTGCGGCTGGCGAAGCGGAGTTGTGGGTCGGTGAGTCTGGTTCGGCCACGCGCTACTCCACTACGTTTACAAGCAGTGGTGCAATGCCGACAAACCGCAACCAGCTTCTAATGAACGCGCAGTCAAGTGGTGATGTGGAGTATGTCGAATACTGGCGCTCAACATCCACTTTCCCCTCCACGGGACCTGACCTTGGGGATTACGATGAAACGATAACATGGGTGGATGGATCAGACGGAATAGGCGAACCTCGTCGTCATTTCTACGCGGACGGCACAGGTACACGTCAGGTCACAGGAACGAGTGTGCCTTAACTAAGACGTGGGTAAGAGGGTAAAGGAGGTCTAATTGACCCAAGATATTAATCATAGTGTTGAGGGTCAAGTCCTCAAGTTTGATGACGAAGAGCGCCTAGTCTACGGTTGGGCCTCCGTCATCTCTGAAAACGGTAAGACGCTTGTAGACCGTCAAGGGGACGTTATTAATGCCCCTACACTTACCAAAGCGGTCAACAAGTTTATGCAGCATGTGCGTGTCGGTAAAGAGATGCACTCTGGTAATCAGATTGGTGTTGTTGTGAACTCTTGGGTGTTTACCAAGGAACTCAACAAAGCCATTGGAGTCCAGTCCGATAGAGAGGGTTGGGTAGTGGCCTTTAAGGTCTTTGACGATGATGTATGGGAAAAAGTAAAATCTGGTGAACTGTCCGCGTTCTCTATTGGTGGGCGGGCGCGAAAGGAAAATTGGGATGCCTAGTATCCTAGAGGATTTGGAACTAGAGGAACTTTCCTTGGTTGATGTGCCTGCTAATCAGGAAGCTAAGGTCTGCCTCTTTAAGCGCAACACTGAGGAAGATATGGAAGACACTGAAAAAATGACCCCTGAGATGGACGCCAAGATCAAGGCTTACATGAAAGAAAAAGGCTGTGATCGTGAGACTGCTATGGACGCACTTATGAAAGCCTTTGATGAAGCTGCTACACTGTCAACAGAGGTAGAGACCTTCAAAGCAGAGAATGAGCGCCTTCGTAAAGGTCTTATTGAGGCGGGTTACGTAATCAAGAAAGATGAAATTGTGAAGAAAGAACAGCCGGAAGGCATTACCTACAAAGGTGAGTTTATCGCCAAGTCTGACGATAAGTATGAACTTGCAAAGCAACTGCAAGAGTATGAAGTCGAGAAGGCTCAGGTCGCTCTTGAAAAGCGTGCTACCGAAGAACTCCCTAACCACGACGTTAAGGTTGCAGTCACCCTCCTGAAAGCCCTTGATACTGTTGAGGACAAAGATGAGGCCATGAAAGCCCTCAAGGCTGCTGACGCAATGCTTGGCAAGGCGATGGAAGAGACCGGCGAAACTTCCCACGAGAATGACCTCACTGACCCGGCAGATAAACTCGAAAAGATGGCTAAGGCTTACGCCAACAAAGAAGGTGTAACTTTCCATAAGGGCTATGAAGCCGTTATTAAAACTGACGAAGGCAAAGCCCTTCTGAAAGCATCTAAGGAAAAGGAATAATACTATGTCCACAATTGGTCAAGTAACTACTGAGACGTTTATTGCACGAGGTGCAGTGACTAAACTCACTTTCGTAAAGCCCCATGCCTCTGATCGTGGCGTTGTGGCTTGTGGTGATGGGGAGGCCGCTATCGGTGTCTCTCTTCTGACAGGTGTTTCTGGCGATGCTGTCGGTGTTGTAACGGAAGGCCGCGTCAAGGTTGTGGCTGGTGGCACTGTTACCGCCGGTGGTAATGTCGCTTCGGATGCTAACGGCGAAGTCGTTAATGCTGCAACCAACGACATTATCCTAGGCACTGCCCTTGAAGCCGGTGTTGACGGTCAAGTGGTCACCATTCAATTCTATCAGGGTGGCAACGCTTCGGCGTAACCTGAGACATAAAGGAATATACATATGTCTAGCTTTCTTACTCAAAATGACGTTCATCTGGACGTACCCCTCACTAACCTGACTATCGCACGAGTTCAGGATTTTTCTGGCTTTATTGCAGACCAGATTTTCCCGCGTGTGCCGGTCCAGAAAGCCACGGATAAATACTACATCTACACGCCGGGTGATTTTATCCGTGCAGGTGAAGTTAAACCCCGCGCACCCCGTACCCGCCCTGAGAAGTTTAGCCTTTCCCTCTCGACAGATACCTATGCTATTGCGCAATATGCAACCGCGTTTGATATCGACTTTGAAACGATGGCTAACGAAGATGCAGCACTTGATGTGAAGACTGCACTCGCGTCTCAGGCCATGATGAAGCACATGATTGACCGTGAGGTTCGTTGGGCTTCTACTTACTTTACTTCGGGTGTTTGGGCTACCGATTGGACTGGTGTTGCTAACGGAGACAACGACACTGCGACTGAGTTTACACAGTGGGATGACTACACTAACAGTGATCCGATTGTAGAGGTTCGTCGCGCTATTGACGCTGCACATGCTGCATCTTATGGTGTGTTCCGTCCCGGTACTATGGTCATGACCCGTGATGTGCGTCGTGCCCTTTTGGACAACCCCAAAATCCTGTCGCGCATCAATGGTGGTGCATCGGTTGGTAACCCGGCTCTTGTTCCTGATAGCCTTCTGGCACAAGCCTTTGGTGTTGAGCGTATCCTTATCTCGGATGCAATGCAGAACACCGCTGCTGAGGGTCTTGCGGATAGCGTATCCTACATCAACAGCAAGAAGGCTGCTATCTTCCACTCGCCGCCTGCACCGGGCCGTATGGTTGCCTCGCCGGGCTATATCTTCACTTGGTCGAGTCTGCCTACAAGCGACTTCGGCATCGAGATGAAAACCTACCGTGGTGATTGGCTGGAAGCCGAAGGTATCGCTGAGGAAGTCCACGCTATTGTGAACTACGACATGAAGGTTGTGGGTTCTACCCTCGGTATCATGTTCAACACAGCTATCTCGTAATCTACAGAGGGGACCCGACCCCCTCACACTTTAGGATAAACAATGGCTATTCACCCGACATACCTAGGATGGCAGAGGGATTGGCCTCTGTTTGTCTTCCGACCCTTTAACGCTGCTGGAAAGCAATGGAAACGTGGTGAAGTCTTTAACTGGCTTGCATACCACATCAAACCAGAAGATGTTGCCCAACTCTACAACGCAGAATACGTCTTCCACAACAAAGACCTTGAGAAGCAGAACAAGGTTGGCGACCGTCTTATTGAGTTTGACCGTAAAACGATTGATGAACTTATTGACCGTCTGAACCTCTTGGTTAAAGAGCAGACTATCACTAAAGATCAGTATGAGCGTACAAGGTGCCGTAAGACACAGGCTAAGGACCTCACACGACAAATTGGCCTTATCAAATCTTTCCTGAACAACAACAAATGGATTATAGACCGGGACGGGGAAAATTTCTATACTATCCGCGATGAAATTCTTGACCGTGAGGAAGCTAAGGCTAACCGTCAACTTGCTTCTGTAGACCCACAAGAAGAGCCTGTTACAGAAACTACTGAGTAAGGATTAAGAAGCATGTCGTTTAGTTATGACCTCACAGACCTTGGTACAGACACCGCAAGTGGGCGTCTTAACTACACTCGTTTTCTCCTTGGGGATACCTCTGAGGCTAATGCAGAGGCACAGGACGAGGAAATTGCTTTTGTACTAACCCAAGCTGGAAACAATGTATATTCTGCCGCTGCTACCCTTGCTAGGGCATTTAGCGTAAAGTACGCAAAGCAGGTTGATACTCAAGTAGACGGCCAAGTAAGTGCAAAGTATTCCCAAGCGTCTGCAAGGTTTGCTGCTGTTGCCAATGAGATGGAATATCTCGCCAAGACAAAATCCGGCTCTTTGAGCATGGTGGTTACAGGTATTTCCCTCTCTGACATGGAGTCTCGTAGATCGGACACGGACCGTCCTCGTGGTTCATATGTGGGACAGTTTGACAACCCTTACGGGGATTATGTTGATGAGTAGTCTTCTTGTTGGGTCAGTCCTTAAGCTAATCAATGACTTTGGTCAAACCACCACTTATACGCACATAACTCAAGGTAATTACCAGCCGGGTAATGGTGGCACATCGCCTGCAACCTCTACAGACTACACGATCAAAGCTTACTTTGCCAGCTACAACCTGATGGACGTTTCCTCTGTTGTTGAGGGAAAAAGGACTGTGTGCCTTCCTACGGTGGATACTTCTGGAAGCACCCTCCCTGAGCCTGACACAGGCGATAAATTTGTTGGTGTAACGGGGGATGATGTTGTGGTCAACGAGGTTCAAAAAGTTTACTCCGGTAATCTCGTAGTTTGCTACATCTGTGTGGTAAATGAGTAATGGTTCAGTCAACATTCAAGATCAACCAATCTTTCTACGACAAACTTACTAAGAGTAAGAAGTCTGTTGAGGATAGGGCTAGAAACAGGCTTTTAGAGATTGCACAGTCTCTTGTAGAGTATAGCCCTGTGGATACTGGTGCATACGTAACCTCACATACGGCCAAGGCAAATAACACTCGTAGCCGTGGTAGGTCTAGATCATCTAAAGGTAAGCCGCAGTTCCAGAACAAGCAAGAAAAGCAGTTTGAGGGTTACCAACAACTAGCCTCCGATATTCGTGCTTTTGATATGGAAGACCTGTCCAAGGTAACCTTCCGTAACGACAGCCCTCACGCTAGGCTTGTAGAGGATGATTACGGTTACGGACCCTACAGAAACACTAAGCACGACTTTAGGTCAAGATAATGGCATCAGTATATGACAAGATCAGACAAGCCTTTGAGGTAGAACTTAACTCTGCTACAGGTCTGCCCACGCAGATTGCTTGGGAAAACGTAACCTTTGAGCCTACGACCGGCACATCCTACATGCGCCCTAGGCTTGTTCCTCTTGAACGTATCCCATCCTCTCTGGGTGACAACTTCCTTAATTTCTACCGTGGCATCTACGAGATTATGGTCTATTGCCCCAAGGGTAACGGACCAAGCACCGCTGATGACTTCGCTGACAGGCTCCTAGAAGTCTTTGACCCGCCCAAGACCCTTACTGTTGACGGTGTACAAGTTCAGGTAAGGTTTGCCGAAAGAGAACAAGGTATGTCCTTGGAGGATAGCCCTTTCTACTACATCCCCGTCGTCATAACTTGGTTTTGCTACCATTAAAAGGATAATACACTATGGCCCGTTCCCAAGGTAGCCGCTCTAGGCTTTCCTATATTGTGGAATCTACCTACGGCACTACACCCGCAGGTAACTTCCTTGAACTTACTAAAAACACTTTCAATACCGACCTTACCAAAGAACTTATTGACGGTAACGAACTCAACAGTAAACGTCAAAAGAAATACAGCCGCCATGGTACGCGCACAGTAACAGGTGATCTTGTTGTTGATCTTCGCGATGGTGAATATGATGCGCTTATCGAGAGTGCCATGTTCTCTACTTGGGATGCAAGCCCCTCATCTGCACCGGATATTATCAAGATTGGCACAGCCCTCAAATCTTTCTCTGTTGAGGAGTGGGCCGCTGATATTAGCCAAGCAAGCGTATTTACAGGCATGGTTGTCAACAGTATGGCCGTCTCTGTCCAAAATAACCAGACTGTGCAAACCACTTTCAACTTCCTTGGTAAGGATATGGCAGTTGGTTCTACAGGGAAGACTGTTACGGAAGCGGCACTTGCAAACCCGTTTGATGGCAACGTGGCAAACTCTATTGTCGGTGTTGCGGATACAGGTTCTAGCGCAAGTTCCATCAACACGATCACAGGTATTGATTTTAGCATCAACAACAACCTTGAACCTTCCTTCAACATTGGTTCTGATGTTACAGGTCAAACGATCTATGGCAATGCTGTTGTAGAAGGGACTATCACGGCATACTTTGAAGATGTGACCCTCTTTAACCGTTTCCTTAACGAGACTGAGACGAACCTTGAGGTTTCTGTTGCTAACGCCGCAGGTACTACCTACAGTTTTTTGTTCCCGCGTTGCAAGTTCAATGGTGCCTCCAAGCCTGTTGATGGCCCCGGTGCCCGTCTCCTGACTATCCCCT